GCCGGTGCGGTCGACGAGAACGCCTTCGACAACAGCTTCAGCCCCATCGTCAAGACGAAGGGGCCGCCGGGCGCGGTGGTGATGGTCGACAACACCAACGCGGTGGCCGGCGAGGAGTTCGCCGAGCGCGACCGGCTCTATTCGCGCGCGTTCCAGGAGGTCGGCCTCTCCGAGCTCTCTGCGGCAGCGAAGAAGCCTTCGGGCCTCGACGCGGCGGTCGCCTTGCGCGAGTACAACGACATCGAGAGCGAGCGGTTCGCCTTCGACGCGCAGGCCGACGAGAACTTCTTCCTCGACTTCACGCGACTGGCGATGAAGCTCGTTCAGGAGTTCGCACCCGAGTCCGAGGTGCGCATCCCGTCGAAGCAGTTCGCCAAGGTGGTGAAGTGGGGCGAAATCGCCGTCGACCCGGACGACTTCGTCATCCAGATGTTCCCCGTCTCGAGCCTGCCGACGCACCCGTCCGCGCGCCTTCAGCGCGTGAACGAGCTCGTGGCCGGCGGGTACATCGACATCCCCACCGCGAAGCGCCTGCTCGACTTCCCCGACGTCGAGGCCGAGCAGACCCTCGCGAACGCCGCGCTCGACAACATCGATTGGTGCCTCTCGAAGATTCTCGACGAGCCCAAGCCGAAGATGCCGCTCATCGAGAAGTACCAGGACCTCTCGCAGCTCGTGCCTCGAGCGACCGCGGCGTACCTCGCCGCGCAGCACTTCGACATCGAGGAGGAGCGGCTCCAGATGCTCCGCGACTTCATCGACATGGCCACCAACGAGATGACGAAGACGCTCGCGGCCCAAGCGTCGATTCAGGCCGGGCTCCCTGCGAACGCACTCGGAGGCGGGATGCCCGCTCCGGCGAGCGGCGGGGGCTCCATCAACAACACCGTCAACGTCGAACCCACCCCGCCGACTCCCGCCGTTCCCCCGCTGATTTCGTGAGGACCTGAATGTCTGAAGCCAACGCTCCTGCTCCCGCTGCTCCGAAGACCGCTGCCGACTACCAGGCCGCCGCGCTCGCCGCTGCCAAGCCAGCCGCTCCGAAGGCTGTCGAGCCGCCCGCTCCGGTCGAGTCGAAGGTTGAGGCAAAAGAGGGACAAATCGAGGCAAAGCCGGAGTCAAAAGTCGAGCAGCCGCCAGAGCCCGCGCAGAACTGGTTCAAGAAGCTGGCGCAGGAGCAGAAGGCCCTTCGTGAGAAGGAGGAGGCTCTCCGCGCTGAGCAGGAGAAGGTTCGAGCCGTGGCGGACCTCTCGCGGGTGGTGAACCCCGAGCTGCTTCAGCGGGCCGTGACGACCCGCGACCCGATGGTGCTCTTGGAGGCGGCGGGCATGTCCTATCAGGACGTCGTCGACGCTGTCGTGAAGGCCCAGCCGGCGGCGAAGAGCGCCGCTCCGACCGAGTCCGAAGCCAACGAGCCCGCCTACGTGCGCGACCTGAAGGAAGCGCTCGCCGCTACTCGCAAGGAGGTCGACGAACTCAAGGCGGGCAGGATGGAGGCCGAGGCCTCGAAGGCGCACGCTCAGGCCAAGGCCATCGCGCTGCCGCTGGTCGATGAGAAGAAGTTCCCCATCATCTCGAAGTTCAAGGACGAGGCGGTCGAGGAGGCCATCGGCGAGCTGAACGAGTTCTACCGCCAGACCGGGAAGCTCCCTGCCGACAACCCCCAGGACAACCTCACCATCGCGCTCGCGCGGGTCGAGGAGAAGCACCGGAAGCTGGCGGAACGCTATGGGTTCTTGACGTCAGCCCAGAAGGCGGCTACCGTCCCTGCAAACGAGGCACCAGCGTCGCCTCGGGGCACCGCAGAAGGCCAGAACACCCTCACGTCCTTCATGGCTCCCGGCGCTACTGCCGTCGAGCCCGCAACCCCGAAAACCGACCAGGACTGGCAGGCGCGGGCCATGAGGCTCGCCGGCCGGTCCCCCAACCGCGGGTAGCCATGATGGCACCCGCAGAGGTGCCACATGACCGCAGTTGCCGACATCATCCCCATTCTGAAGAACCTCTGGCCCCAGGACCGGGTCATCAACGAGGTCTACCCGGACCACCCGTTCCTCGCGCGCATCCCGAAGATGGAGTCGTTCGGCGGTGAGGACATCCGACTGACCGTCCGCATCGCTGACTCGCAGGGTCGCGGCCTCACGGTCGCCTCGGCGCAGGCGCGCGACACTGCAAGCGCCTTTCGCCGCTTCGTCCTCACCCGCTCGCGCAACTACCAGGTCTTCCGGCTCGAGGCCGAGGCCATCGAGGCGTCGAAGGGCGACATCAACGCCCTCCTGCCTATCCTCGACGACGAGATGAAGGGTGCCATCAACAACATCTCGAAGGACCTCGCAGTCAACCTGTTCCGCGGACGCTCGGGCAACATCGGGGCCATCGGTTCGGTGGCGGCCGGCCCTCCGGCGACCATCACCCTCGCGAACCCTGCCGACGTCACGTCGTTCGAAATCGGCATGATTCTCGTCGCGTCGGCGACCTCGACCGGCGCAAACAGGGCGACTCCTGCCACCGCGACCATCACCCGCGTCAACCGCTCGACCGGCGTGCTGACGTTCGCTGACGGCACCTTCGCGGGCACGAACTGGGCCGCCAACGACTTCCTGTCGGTGCAGAGCGACAACGCCAACAACGGTGTCGGCGGGAGCAACCCCCTGGGCAACAAGGCGCTCGGTCTGGCCGACTGGCTGCCCTTCACCGACCCGACCGTCGGCGAGAGCTTCCTCGGCGTCGACCGCACCGTCGACCGCGTCCGCCTGGCGGGCCTGCCGCAGGACATCTCGGCGGACATCCCCGAGGAAGGCGCGCTCCGCGTCGTGATGGAGCTCGACCGCCAGGGCGCGCGTCCGCGCGACTTCGTGGTCAACCACACCGACTACCAGTCGGTCCTCAACTCGCTCGGCACCAAGGCGGTGACGAAGTACGAGGGGAGCGGTCAGGTCGGGTTCCAGACCATCCAAATCATGGGTCCGAAGGGTCCCGTGTCGATGTACCTGGACCAGGACTGCCCCGCCGGCACGGGCTACTGCCTCGACATGAGCACCTGGAAGTTCTACAGCCTCGGCCCCGCGCCGAAGCTGCTGAACCTCGACGGGCTCGACATCCTGCGCCTCACGGACGCGGACACCTACGAGGGCCGGTACGGCTACTACGGCAACCTCGGCTGCACGGCCCCCGGCTTCAACGCCGTCGTGCGGATGCCCTCGAGCTAATGACGCTGAGTCGGGGTTGGCCTACGCTGACCCCGACTTACTCATTCAAGGAGAACCACAATGGCTTCTCGAAACATGGCTCCAGTCCGCAGCCTTCAGCGCGGACTCACGAAGGTGGTCGGTCGGTTCACCGGCAACGGCGCGAACGCTCCCACCAACCTTCTCGGCGTCGGCATCCGCTCGGTCACTCGAGAGGCGGCCGGTCGATACCGCGTCGTCTTCACGGGCCGGTACGCGCGGCTCCTGCATGTCGGCGCGACGGTGCTCCCTGGCGTCACGGGCACCACGACCCCCGTCGTTGCCACCGCTCGTGTCGTCAACGCACTCATGCCGCGTGACGTCGTGGCAACGGGCAACGTGCTCGCCACGGAAATCGAGTTCTTCGTGACGAACAACACCGGCACCGAGGCGCTGACCGACCTGACCACCTCCGACGTCCTCAGCTTCGAGGTCTGCTTCGTCAACAGCCGCACGCCTCCTCCGCGCGGGAACTAAGACATGGCGGCCGTCTCCCTTGCCACTTTGCGAACGCGCGCAAGGGAGCGCGCCGACATGCCCGTAGCCGGGTTCATCCCCGACACGGCTACGGGTATCGACGCCTTCGTCAACGAAGGCGTGCAGCGGCTTCACGAGATGCTCGTGGAGGCCTACGACTCCAACTACTTCAAGAAGTCGCAGACCTTCACGACTTTCGGGGCAGAGACGGTCACTCTCCCGACGGACTTCTACAAGCTGCTCGGGGTCGACCTCACCTACGGCAGCATCACACAGACCGTTCAGCCCTTTGCTCGAGGGATGCGGAACGTCTACAAGAACCTCGGCTCTTCGACTCCCTGGGGCGCCGCGGTGCATTACTCGCTTCAGGGCCCGTCGACACTCCGACTGCTGCCCGCCCCTCCAGCAGGCACGCCGGGCACGTTCTGGTACGTACCGGTCGCGACGCCCCTCGTGCTCACTACGGACACCGTCGACTTTCCCAACGGGTGGGAGCGCTACGTGGTGCTCTACACCGCCATCCAGATGAAGCTGAAGCAGGAGGACGACGTACGCGACCTTCGCTACGAGCTGGAGAAGATGGAGGCCGAGCTGCGACTCATCGCCGACCGGCGCGACCTGGCCTCGCCGGCGCACGCCGTCGACATGGACGCCGTCAATACGGCTGACCTGCGTTGGTGGCTGCCTTGATGCCTCCGTTCGCCAAGCTCAAGGTCGACGACGAGACGCTCGACCGGGTGCAGGACCGCATCAAGGGCTCGTTCGACGCCCTCGGGCGCGTCCCGCTGCTCGACGGTCGCCTCATCGACGTCGCGGTCGCAACCTCGGAAACCATCATCCCTCACGGGCTCGGCCGTCCGTGGGTCGGCTACCTCATCGCCGCGCGTGACGCGAACGCGCAGGTGTGGAACGCTGCGCCTGCCGCCGACTCCTCGTCGTTCCTGCGGCTCACGGCGTCTGCTTCGGTCAACGTCAAGCTCTGGGTCTTCTGATGCTGAACTTCCAGGACATCCCGGTTCCGTTCGTCGCGGGGCAAGACAGGACCGCTAGCGAACCCCTCATCCAACCGCCAGGCGTTGTTCGCGTGACGAATGGGGAGTTCGACGACCTGTCGAACATCCGCGTCGTCGATGGCCTGACAGCAACCCCGTTGTCGGCCATGACGGGCGAGACGGCCATCAGCGACACGAACCGCAGCCTGCGCAGGCTCCTGGCTCACAAGGATGAATTGCTCATCGAGGCTTGGAACGGCGTCTACCGCCAACAGGTCGGCGGCAGCTTCGCGCTCGCTGCCGCGAGTTCGAACCAGAGGCGCAACCTGCTTGGGGTCCAGCGCGCGGGCGCCACGTCCGTCTCGGAAGCGCAGGGCACCAGCAGTGACGACTGGAGCGCGAGCAGGCGGCCCAATGCGGGCGTCCTTGGTACCGACGCTGCCGTGTCCGGTGACTACACCTGCGTCGTCTGGGTCGAGCAGTTCGGCACCTCCGGCGTTCGCTACCAGGTGAGTTGGCAGATTCGTCACCGCGTCAGCGATGCTGTCGTGGGGCGAGGTCGGATTCGCGACGGTGTGTCGAACGTGGTTGAGCCTCGAGTCGTCGCATTCGGCGGGCAGTTCCGCATCTACGCCATCTCGGGTGGCGACATCGGCTACCTGTTCATCGACCCGCTCCAGACGCAGAATGTCAACCAGGCGGTGACCAAGTTCACGGTCGGGGCGAACTACGTGTATCTGGACGTCGCGCTTTCGACGCTAGAGGTCTGCGTATCGGCGACTCGCAGCCTCCCTGCCGTTGAGCACTGGATTGGTCTTCAGAGCGCCCCCACAGCACTCACCGCGTCCTCGGTAGCGATTGCTGGAGCGGCGTCTCCTCTGAGCACGCTCTACGTTGACACGGGCGGCGCGGGGGTTGGTCGTGCCTTCGTTTCCTTCTACGTCGTCAACGCCTCGAACACCACGCTGCGATGGTTCGCATCAAGTGCTTCGACCTACCTGTCCCTAGGCGCGAGCTCGCAGTCGGTGGGCACGCCAGTCGCATGGCCGGTGACTCTCAAGACGTGGGGCGGCTCTGCCGCCGCATTTCCCGTGCTTCTTCAGACGCTTGCTGGCAGCACGTACAACACTGCTGCCATTCGATGCGTGGTGTACGACGCCACCTCAGCGCCCCCGGGGAGCATGGCGTCGGGGTTGTCGACATATCTCGTTCTGGACGGGTTCGTGTGTGCCTCTTCGCCGGTCGTAGGCCCCGGCGCCACGTACACGGGCACTCAAGGCAGCGGGTTGTTGCTCGGCGCGTACCTGTCAAGCCTCGCGCAGAGCCTCTTTCAGGTCTTCGACATCGGACGGTCAGTGACCGCCGCCATCGCAGGCGGTCAGACGGAGGCGGCGTTCAGCCAGCTTCGAGTGTTCGACGCTGGCGCTTATGTCGCTGGAGTGTGGCCGCCCGTTGCCGGGCTGCCATCGGCAGTATTCACCGGGCGGGTTTGTACGCCCGTGCGAGTCCCCGGCGAGAGCTTCGGGGTGTTCTTCTGGTGCGCGAAGTTCACGCCAAACATCACCAACGTCATCGACCTCGGGCAGAATCCTACGAACGTTCAGCGCAACACGCTTCGCTGGGACGAGGACATCACGAGCATCGAGTTCGCCGACCTGCTCTACATGGCAGGAGGTACCCCGCTCTGCTACGACGGGCAGGACGTGTTCGAGGAGGGCTTCTCGTACAGCCCCGAAGTCCTCACCTTGTCGGCTTCCGGCGCCGGAGGGCCGCTCTCTGCCGGAAACTACCTCATCTGCTTCGTCTACGAGTGGTTCGACGGACAGGGCAATCGCTGGCAGAGCGCCCCCAGCCCCGCTGCGCAGCTTACTGCGAGCGCCGGCAATACCTACACCGCGACGGTGAGGCCGCTCAAAGGCACCTTGAAGGCTGGAGTGCAGGTCATTCCGTACCGGACGACCGCGCTGAGCGGCACGGTTTTCTATAGAGACTCGCCGCTCGGGGACATCCCGCAGACCGATACTGCTTTGCAGGCCAGCGAGCTTCTCTACGTCGGCCCCGGCTCGCTGAGATTCGCCGGAACGCAGTCGAACAACGGACTTCCGGCCGTCAAAAGCTTCGCCGTCCACCAGAACCGCCTTGTCGCCGTCGGCGGCGAGTTCGAGCGCGGGTTCTTCTACTCGAAGGAGCGCAGCCTCCGATACCCTGCCGAATTCAACCGCGTGTCGGGGTTCGGACTTCTGCCTGACTCGGCCGGTCGAGGCGTCACGGCTGCCAGCGTCGACGACAAGCTCGTGTTCTTCGGAGAGCTCGGCCTCGCCGTCGTCTTTGGGCAAGGGCCGAACTTCAACTGGCTCCAGAACGACTACTCGCAGCCCGCGTTCATCCAGGCCGCCGAGGGAGTCCGCTACGACACGCCTCACGTCGGCCTCGTGCCCGACGGCGTCTGGTACATGACAGGGTCAGGCCCTCGAATGCTCACTCGTGGGCTGGCGACCGCTCGAGGGCCGACTGGCCTCGACATGGGCGCTCAGGCGAAGACGTCGGACGGCGCACAACTCGGGCGGTGCCTCGTCGTCGTTCATCCAGCCAAGCCGCAAGTGCTCTTCTACGAGGACGTCACCAGCACGCTGTTCATCTACGACTACATGCGGGACCAGTGGACCACCCGAGCCGACATCCCGAAGCCGCTGGGGCGGTCAGGCCTCAACTTCGCTCGGGGTCAACTCTACTTCCTGACCAACGACACTGTCGCAAACAACCCGCTCCTGTTCTCCGACCGAGCCAACGAATCTCTCCTTCCTCTGACCGTGGAAACGGGTTGGATGACGTTCTCCGGCCTTCAGCGATTTCAGAGGCTCACTGATGTTCAGGTGCTGCTCTCCCTCTTGAACAAGGCCATGGGGAGTGCCTACACGGTCGTGGTGTCCGTGTTCACCGACTTCGACCCGGTCACGCCTACCCAGACGACCACGGCGACGACCGACTCCATCTCTTCAACGTCGCAGTCGACGCAAGTGGCGCATCAAATCGTCCGCCAGCAGAGCAACGCATTCAAGTTCGTCATCACCGTCACGCCTCTCGGCAAGGGCGGGAACTTCGCTCTGAGCGGTATGCTTGCTAGGGTTGGCACCAAGAAGGGCGGCGCGCGGCTGCCCAACTCCAGGAGAGCGTGATGTCTGACAAGTTCGATGCTTACGACCCTACGTACTCCAACGACCCCAACTACACTTGGGACTCTGGGGCCGGGGAGTGGATTGAGAAGGGGTCCGCCCCCGGCTCCAACCTTCGGCCGACCGACCCCAAGGGGCCGTTGCCGCAACATGGATTCTGGGACCCGACCAAGCCAGAGCGCCGAGGAACCCCTATCTCTCAGGTTCCAGGCAACGAGCAAATCATCGGCGCCGCGAAGCCTTCAGCGTTCGCTGAGAAGGCTCGCGACATCGCCATGGACCGTGCGATGGGAGGTGGACTTCCGACCAACGCGCTCTCAACTTCCGACACCGAACGCGCACGCGGGGCGCAGATGTCCATGCTTGAGCAACTCCTCAAGCAGGCTCGTGGCGAAGCCGACTCGCCCGCTCAGATGATGCTTCAGCAGGCTGCCGACCGGAACCTCTCCGACGCCTCGGCCATGGCTGCGTCGCAGCGCGGGCTCGGCGCGACCGCCGCAGCCTCGCAGGTATCCGGCCAGCGTGCGCAGATTGGTCAGGAGGCCGCTCGGGACGCTGGCATCCTGCGCCTTCAGGAGCAGATGCAGGCGACGCAGGCCGCCTCGCGCGTGGCCGAGGGCCTTCGTGGGCAGGACATCGCGCAGGAGCAGGCCCGTGCGCAGGTCGCGCTCGCCTCTGACAGTCTTCGCGAGTCTCTGAAGCAGAAGTACCTCCAGATGGGGATGGACTCGGCCGAGGCTGACCGCCGCGCCAACATGGAGATGACTGCGCTTCAGACTCAGGCCGGCCTGGGCAAGGACCGACTCAACCTTGACCGCTACGTGGCCGACCGGAAGTTCGCCAACGAGGACCGTCAGTTCTGGCTCGACCTCATCGGAAACGTCGGCAAGATGGCAGTCAGCGCCGCAGGGGCCTAGGAGACATCGATGCCCATTTCCAAGACGAAGAAGGACCCCGCCTCGAAGCTCAAGCTCGGCGACTACGTCGAGGTGCTCGTCCCGCTCGGCAAGGACGAGGATGGCAACGTCCGCTACGAGACGGGACTCATCGCTCGAGGCAGCCTCTCTGACGAGGCCTGGAAGAAGACGAAGGCCGACGCTGGCGACCGGCTGCTCAAGAGCGTCGAGAGCGAGAAGCGCCCGGCGTCGCAGTCCGTTGACGTCGAGGGCGACAGCATCCGCTTCCGCGACGCGGAGGGGCGCATCGTCATCGTCCCTCGCGGGGACATGCCCGACCGCGAGTGGCAGAAGAGCCTGCTCGAAGCCCGCAAGCGCGACACCTTCGAGGGGGCCACGTACAACGGTGAGTCGTTCGGCCGCCAGAAGGGTGTGACCGGCTCGGAGGTCGGCTCGAAGCTCGGCGCCGAAGGGCAGCAGGTCGACCCGCGCGAGCGCCCCAGCGGCGCCGCAGGGCTCGTCAAGCAGGGGCTTCAGCAGCTCGTGACGGGGCAACTCACCCCGCAGGTGGGGGCGTCCGTCCAACGGCTTGAGCCCGTGCCGGTCGGCATGAAGATGCTGGAGCCGGTGGAAGTTCCTCCCTACCAGCCCGAGATGCCGAGCACGACTACTGGAGCCAGCCCTGCCAGCGCCTCGACACTTGCGAACTCCGTCAAGGAGCGGCTGAAGCAGGGACCTACCGTCGACCTGACGGGGCGGCAGGAGCAGCTTGCCGAGATTGCCGCCACGGCCCCAGAAGCGACGATGAACATGCCCGAGATGAATATCTCGGGCGTGATGGACATGCCTGAGATGGACCTTCGTGCGGCCACGGACTTCCCTGGGAAGCCCTCGCCGTCGCTCATGGACCTCGCCGGAGCCGCCGGCAGCACACTGCTCGACAAGACCAAAGCCGCTGTCGGAACATCCGACGAAGCTCGCTTCATGCTCGGCGGCCTTCCGCCCGATGCCACGCCGGAGCAGCGCGCCAGCTTCGAGCAGTGGAAGACCTCGAACGCCTACGCCGCGAGCCCCGCCGACGCCATGCGGAAGCTTGGCCAGCAGACCCTCGGAGCCCCTCCGGGCTCGCAGCTCAACCAGCTTCAGAGCCAAGCCATTCAGCCCGGCGAGGCCCCCGCCACGCCCGCGCCGGGGCAGCCCCCCTCGCCGACCGGCTCGGCGTCGATGAGCATGTCGGCGCGTGTCCCCGGTCGCTCCGGGGGTGGAGCCAACCTCTCCGCGCTCGACCAGGCCGCGAAGGACGCCGAGAGCGCGATGCTGCGGGGCGCCGAGGCCGAGGGCGCAGCGGGGCGAGAGCGCATCGCCGCTCGAGCGGACATGATGAAGCGACGCGAGGAGCTCGCAGCCGCCGAGGCGCGTGCTCAGAGCCGCCTCCGCGAGGAAGAGGACCGCGTCAACAACGCCTACATGCAGACGCTTGACGAGATTTCGAAGAAGCGGGAAATCGACCCGAACCACTTCTGGAACACCCGCAGCGACGGGCAGAAGGCGCTGATGGTCATCGGCTCGTTCCTCGCCGGCATCGGCGGGAAGGACCCGAGCGCGCAAATCAACCAGATGATTCAGCAGGACATCGCCACCCAGCGCGAGAACTTCGAGATGGCGCGGCAGGGCGCTCGCGACAGGGCCGCGGGGCTCAACACCATCTACGGCCGCCTGCGGCAGCGCGGCATGGACGAGAAGGAGGCCTTCGCGGCTTCGCGTGCGCTCATGGGCGAGCAGATGGCGGCGCAGCTCGAGGACATCGCCGACCGAGCGGTCGACCCGGTGGCCAAGTCGAAGGCGCAGCTCGCCGCGGCGAACATGCGGATGAACGTCGAGAAGACGAAGAGCGACATCACGCTTCAGGCCGCGCAGACCGCGCATCTGCGCAACCAGGACATGATGGAGCGCATCAAGATGAGCGCCAGCATGGCCGCCGGGCCGAAGCAGAAGGAGATGCAGGCCACGCTCTCGAAGGAGCTTCAGGGCCTCAACGACGCGCTCGCCAGCGTCCGTCAGATGCGCGCTGACGCGGGCGGTGGATTTCTCGACCGGCTGAAGGTGGCTGTCTCCGAGAAGTCGCCCGTCGGCGGCATCGTTGCGCCCGGGCAGGTCGCCAAGGGCCGCGACTTCCGCGGGAGGGCCTTCCAGCTCATGACCGAGCTCGCCCGCGGCGCTCTCCAGCCTGCTGAGATGGCGCGGCTTGAGAAAATCATTCCGCAGAACATCAATCCGATGGAGGACCCGGACGAGTTCCTTCAGATGACCGAGAACTTCATCGCCGAGCAGATTGCTCGCCGGCAGGAAGCCTACCGAGGGGCCGGGCCTGACACCCGCGGCGAATCGGCCGGCGGGCAGGGCGGTGCTCGGTGAAGCTGCGAGGCCCTGACGGACAAGTTGTCGACGTCGACGAGCGTGAGGCTGCGCGCCTCATTCAGACCGTCGGCGGCTGGCGCCCCGATGGCGGCGGCGACGTGCCCGTCATGGACACCGTCCGCGCCGGGGCCGAGGGCGTCCTCCGAGGCTTCACGCTCGGTATGTCCGACGAGTTCCTCGCCGGTGCTGCCGGAGCGCCCTACCGCGAAGCCGACGGCACCCTCGTCACGCAAGCCGTCGACGAGAGCGGCGACATCAAGAAGCGCCGCGAAGAGTCCCCCGTCGCCTCGACGCTCGGCGAGCTGGGCGGCACGCTGCTCGGCCCGGCGAAGCTCTTCGGCCCGTCCGCCACCCTGCGCGGCGCGGTCGCCTCCGGCATGGCCGAGGGCGGGCTCTACGGCCTCTCGAAGGCCATCACCGAGGACGCCTTCGGCGACAAGGAAGCCCTGGGCGAGAAGCTCCTCGCCAACGTCGGGCTCGGGGCGTTCCTCGGCGGCCCGGCAGGCGCGCTCGGCTTCGGCCTCACTCGCGGCGCCAACGCGCTCGCCAGCAAGACCTCGAACGCCTCGCTGAAGGTCGACCTAGACGCACTCAAGGTCCTCGCCAAGGACGCACGCGGCGGGGCGTACAAGGACGCCGCGACGAAGGCAGGCTTCCGCTGGGACGCGGTCGACGACTTCGCCAAGGCTGAGGGCATCTTCACCGCTCGAGCGACGCCGGAGTCCGTGCAGAGCACGGCCACCGCGGCGGCGCAGCGCGCGCGCGCCGAGGCGCTCAAGGCCCTCGACGACTTCGCCGGACCGGACGGCTACTTCGACACGCAAGAGATGGCGCAGTCCGTCGGCGAGGCCGGCAAGAAGCTCTTCCGCTCGTTCGACCCGGTCGAGCAGCGCGTCGGCCGAGGCGTCATCAATCGCGCCGCAGACGTCGTCGAGGGCGGTCAGCGCGGCTTCTCGTCGTGGGGCCGGTGGCTCGACGTCGTGACGAACACCTTCAAGTCGGGCTCGGCCGCCGACCGCAAGTACGCCGACGAGTTCCTCAAAGGCGGGCTCAAGATGATTGCCCGTCAAGACCAGGAAGCCGCCAAGGCCATCGCCGACGCGGTGATGAAGGTGCGGATGGGCGAGTTCCTCGGCGCTCGTGCTCGAGGGGCCACCGGCTCGTCCATCGGCGAAGCGGCGGTCGCGGGGGCGCTTGGCGGTCTGTATGGCGGGCCCGGCGGGGCGCTCTCCGGCGCGGTTGGCGCGGCGGCCTCGGCTGAGCTTCGACGCCGAGCCCCGTTCCTCACCTCCGCGGCGCTCGAGGCCCTCGGCCCCGGCCTCCAGCGAGCGGCCGACGGGCTTCAGCGCCACGTCACCAAGTTCCTCACCACGGTGCCGGAGTACCTGGGGCCGTTCCGCAGCGTGCTCGAGAAGGCCATGGCCGAGGGGGCTCCTGAGCTCCTGCGCGCGCACGT